CTACACATGAACATCAGTGTGCCTAACATGACCACTGATAATCTAGACTATGTTAAACTAGCATTATTCCTAGGTGACGAATACGTACTTCAAGAGTTTGGTCGTCAGTACAATACCTATGCTAAAAGTGCCATGAAGATTGTTAAAGAAAAGATTCAGGCCAATCCAGAAAACGCCACAGAATTGTTGGCCAAGATGAAAGAACATCTTGGAGCGGCAGCTAGTAAACTAGTACACAGTGGCGTTACACAAAAGTATACAAGTATCAATACCAAAGGCAACTACGTAGAATTCCGTGGTCCGGGTGGTGATTATCTAAACGAAGACATACCTAAACTTGTTAATACTGCTCTACGTCTAGCACAAAGCCTACGTATTGCCACAGACGAGTCAGCATACAAACAAGAATACGCTAAGAAATTATACAAACTAATCAGCCCAGAAGGCGAATGGACTGATCCTAATAATAGCGTAGCATTGTTCAGTCGCTATGCTCTAGGACAGATCAACAAATCAGAATTAGTAAGTAATGTTCGTCAAGCACAAACAGCTCGTAAAGAGAAGAAAGGCGAAGAAGTACAGTACTGGGTCATGAACAAAGATGGCACTGGTGGCAAGCAAATGGTGTTTGCCGCTAGTGAAACAGCCGCTATCATCTTAGGCGGTAAGCAAATGGGTATGAACCGCGAACAAAGTATCAGCCAACTTAAAGCTGAATTGTTTGTGGATACTAACAAAGAAAATACTCCGCCAGCATCAGTACCACTTAGTTGGATTGATTGGATAACAGATACCTTACCTACGGTTACTGTAGATACAGCAAATTCTGTCAGAGAACGAATGACTAGGGGCGGTGGCGAGAATCTAGATGCAGATGCTAGTGGTTGGATAGTTAAACAGATTGACAACGAACTACGCAATAGAATGGATCAAGGTGTAGTTGATGGTAACGAAACACGCTGGAAGGTTTATTTTGCTCGTGGTAGACATGTAGATCAAGACCCGGTATTCGTCGATGCTGATAGTCCTCGTCAGGCTAAACTTAAAGCCGCAGATATATTCATGCGAGAGCAACGGATATCAGTGGGCCTACACGATTTAGAAGCCATTGCTACCACACAAGATGCTGGCCGTCCGGAAGTAACTTGGAATATTATAAACGGACTAGGTGAACCTGCAGGCACTGTACAGGCAAGAACCAGTGACGAAGCATTGCGTATATACAGTAGCACCAACGATGTTGACACTAGATACTATAGAGCAACACCAGCCGAAACAACGCCAAGTGCAGGCACGTACACTAGTTTCGCAGATGCGCAGGCTGCGGCAGATAGAGCAAACGCAGGTGGTGCTGAAAACGCAGTGCGTGATAGTTTACCTCAAGCACATCGTGAATGGTTAGACAATGTAGCCGATAAGAGTGACATGGATCTAATCAACGTATTGCGCAATGTCAGCACAACCGCAGTATTAAATGATCAACAGACTGCTTACTTTAGAGTTATTATTAAACGTGAACTACGTCGTCGTGGTATCAGCAGTGAGCGCGATGCTAGCGAACAAGGTGCAACTCCTGTACAACAAGAATTACCATTGGAACCAACTGTAGCACAGACTACTGCTACAGATTTTGAAGTAGTCAAAGCTGATGGTAGTATAGTGTCAAGAATACAAGGTGCTGATATGGTCTATGCGCATCGTAAAGCACGTGAGTTAGAACAAGACCTAGGTTTAGAAAGTGGTGCGCTAACAGTTAGAGCCTTACCAACAACAAACGAATCAATCGACCGTATGCGTAAACTAGCAGGATTGGTATAATGAATTTATATGAAATGTTTAAGGAACCAGAAGTAGGGCCGCCAGAGCCAACATTAATCGATGCTCTGCGCGATTTCTTACCTATTGCTATTACACATTTAAAGTTAGATCACATTCCAAAAATTAAATTAGTCGAATCACTAGATGATACAACATTTGGTCGTTACGTAAATGACGAACAAATAATTTATGTTGTTGTTGATAATCGAAATCCAGTTGATATATTACGCACATTAGCACATGAAATGGTACACTATACACAAGGACAAGAAAATCAACTTACTAGTACCAGTGGCAATACTGGTAGCCCTATCGAAGATGAAGCCAATGCAGAAGCAGGCGTTATTATGCGATTGTTTAACCAAAAATTCCCCAACTATTTAACTACAGATTCTGTAGTATTGCCAGAAAGTAAACAACGTTTAGATGCTAAATGTTGGAAAGGTTACAAAAAGCAAGGCACTAAAATGAAAGGTGACACACGTGTAAACAACTGTGTACCCATTGAAGAATCATATGATGGTGATGAATTCTTTGAAGCCTACGGTGAACTGTGGTACAACGAAGATGAACAACTAGATGAAGCTGAATATCATGGACATAAAGTTCCCTTAGGCAAACCAATGCAAGGTGATGTTAAGAAGTTTAAAGTCTACGTTAAAGATCCTAGCACAGGCAACATCAAAAAAGTAAACTTTGGTGATCCTAACATGCGTATTAAGAAATCTAATCCAGCACGTCGCAAGTCATTTAGAGCACGTCATAACTGTGCTAACCCAGGACCAAGAACATCTGCCAGATATTGGAGCTGTCGTAAGTGGTAATACTATGACCAACTGGGAAACTTACGTTAAAGAATCCTACCAGCTGATCAAAGAAGCTGAACAAAGCCTTACTATTAACTTAGCCCACGATGTAGAAGCCTATGTAGTACACTTATTCGCACATTTTTTAGACAAACCCATGATCAATACTGAACCGTTAGGAGTTAAACTAATGGCCAGCAGTCAACTACCCGTAAGTCAACGTAAGCAGATATTAAAAGCCGTAGGCGATGAATGTTTGTTAATCAATGCCATGGGGTGGAACCAACGTCGTTGGCCTACAGATACCTATTATGCCGAACTTGGGTGTACAGCATACATGACACGTGCTTATGTTCAATTGCCAGTAGAAGAAGTATTTGATAATCTTGCCTCAGAATTTACCACAGCAACAAAAGTTTTACGTAAATGTAAAATTTCTTAGCCATAATCATTGCAATCGATAATTAAATAGTATACACTATATTTTTCAATCAAGGAACGAATCATGGCATCACGTATGTTTTCAAGCGAACAAAAAGCTAAACTAACGCAATTAGTCAACGAGGGCATTCAAGTAATGCAGGAAGTTGAGGATCTAAATGCGGGACTTAGCGACACAGTTAAAGCAGTGGCAGAAGAATTAGAAATCAAACCTGCTATTTTAAAGAAAGCTATTAAGATTGCACAAAAAAGTAAATTTACTGATACCAATGCTGACCACGAAGAACTTACAGATATTTTAGAAACAGTCGGCCGCACGCTTTAATGCGCATTGATTGGCATAAAACCGTTGATTTTATTCGCAAGGATTGGCATAGTAATCCACTTAGATTAAGCCTAGAGGTATTTAACTGGATAATGAATTTTGTCATAGCTATGACATTTACGATTACTATGCCTAATGTTCCATTTTTAGTAGTATATCCGATGTTTTTTTTATGTTTAAGTATCAGTATGTATTCGGCGGCAAGTAGGGGCAGTTTTGGCTTGTTAATGACAAGTTTGACTATATTTGTTATCGATTTAGTAGGTTATTATCGCCTACTAATGTTACAATAAAGAATCGTACACTTACGTACATGCAGAACAGTTAGCCAGCTATAAATGGCATTAGGAGTATTATGAGTTATGTGGACGCCTTATATGATCGGGCTAAAGATCGTATCCATATCGTTGAACGCAACAACGGTGTTAGAGAATACAAAGAATACCCAGCAAATTACGTATTTTATTATGATGATCCCAGAGGCAAACATCGTACTATCTACGACACACCAGTAAGCCGTTTCAGCACACGTATAGGCAAAGAGTTTCACAAAGAACTGCGCATCAACAGCGATAAACGTATTTGGGAAAGTGACATCAATCCTGTATTTCGTTGCCTAGCAGACAACTACTTAGGTGTAGCCAGTCCTAAACTACAAACAGCGTTTTGGGATATTGAAGTTGACTTTGACCCTAAGCGAGGGTATGCGCCAACCAATGACCCGTTCAATCCTATCACAGCCATATCAGTCTACTTGGATTGGTTAGACAAGTTAGTCACTTTAGTTATTCCACCTAAGAGCTACAGTTGGGATACTGCACAGGAAATCTGCAATCAATATGAAAACTGTTTCTTGTTTGAACGTGAAGAGGACATGTTAGATACATTCCTTAATTTAATCGAAGATGCAGACATCTTAAGTGGTTGGAACAGCGAGGGATATGATATTCCATATACCATTGGCCGTATTGTTCGCGTATTAAGTAAAGATGACACACGCCGGATGTGCTTGTGGGGGCAGTACCCTAAGCAACGTGACTTTGAACGCTTTGGTGCTACTAATGTAACCTTTGACCTAATTGGTCGTGTACACTTAGACTATATGCAGTTATATCGCAAGTATACCTATGAAGAACGACACAGTTATAGTTTAGATGCCATTGGTGAATATGAGTTAGATGAGCGCAAAGTTGCCTACGAAGGTACATTAGATCAACTGTACAACAAAGACTTTCCTAAGTTTATCGATTATAACCGGCAAGATACTATGTTGCTGGGCAAGCTAGATAAAAAACTACGCTTCTTAGACTTAGCCAATGAACTAGCACATGACAACACGGTGTTGCTACAGACCACAATGGGTGCGGTAGCAGTTACAGAGCAGGCTATTATCAATCAAGCACACGAACAGGGTCTGGTGGTTATGAACCGGTCCGGACGTGACAGTCAAGGTGACACACAGGCCGCAGGTGCTTATGTAGCACATCCTAAGAAAGGCATGCATGAGTACATTGGGTCAGTGGATATTAACAGCCTGTATCCTAGTGCTATTCGCGCACTTAACATGGGTCCAGAAACTATTGTAGGGCAACTACGTCCAGTTATGACTGACCACTATGTCAATGAAAAAATGGCACAGAATGGCGGTAAGTTCGCTGATGCGTGGGAAGATATGTTTGGTACCTTAGAGTACACTGCAGTTATGGAAAGTAAAGCCGGAGTTGAAATTACCATAGACTGGGAAGGTGATCAAGGCAGTACCACGCACAGTGCGGCAGAAGTTTGGGAAATGATCTTTAACAGCAATCAACCGTGGATACTTAGTGCTAACGGTACTATCTTTAGCTTTGAGAAAGAAGCTATTGTGCCCAGCTTGTTAAAGCGTTGGTATGCTGAACGTAAAGAACTACAGGCTAAAAAGAAAGAATGTACTGATCCAGAAGAGATTGCATTCTGGGACAAGCGTCAGTTGGTTAAGAAGATTAACTTGAACAGTTTGTATGGTGCCTTGTTGAATCCTGGTTGCAGATTCTTTGACAAACGTATTGGCCAGTCAACTACACTTACTGGTCGTACTATTGCCAAACACATGGATGCTTACATTAATGAATGTATTACAGGTGAATACAATCACGTAGGTGATGCTATTATCTATGGTGATACTGACTCGTGCTATTTCTCAGCATGGCCAGCTGTCAAAGACGACGTAGCCGCTGGTCGTATGGAATGGTCAAAAGACATTGCTATCCAATTATATGATAACATCTCAGATCAAGTCAACGAGAGCTTTCCGGGTATGATGGAACGTGCGTTTCACGTGCCACGTCATATGGGCGAAGTTATCAAAGGCGGTCGTGAACTTGTGGCTGAAAAAGGCTTGTTTATCAAGAAGAAACGTTATGCAGTACTGATCACAGACCTAGAAGGTAAACGTTTAGACACCAATGGTAAGCCAGGTAAAGTTAAAGCCATGGGCTTAGATTTAAAACGTAGCGACACTCCTAAGGTAGTACAGGACTTTCTAAGTGATATATTATTAGATGTCTTAACAGGTAGTCAACGTGACCATATTATCGAAAAGGTCCGTGAGTTTAAGATCAAGTTCCAAGAGCGACCAGCTTGGGAAAAAGGTACACCTAAACGGGTAAATAATTTAACCAAGTACACAGCCGCAGAATCCAAAGAAGGGCGTGCTAATATGCCAGGCCATGTTAGAGCAGCCATTAATTGGAATAATCTAAAGCGTATGCATGGTGATAACTACAGTACATCCATTGTTGACGGTATGAAAACTATTGTGTGTAAACTTCGAGATAATCCTTTGGGATATACTAGTGTTGGTTATCCTACCGACGAACTACATATTCCGCAGTGGTTTAAAGACCTACCCTTTGATGACAGCAAGATGGAAGCTGGCATTGTAGATCAAAAGGTAGAGAACTTGTTGGGTGTATTGGAATGGCAGATCAGTGAAAACACTGATATCAATACAACATTTGACAGTTTGTTTAGTTTTGGATAAAAATATGACTAAAATAAGTGATTTAATAAAATTTAAAAATGAGTTAATCGAAAAATACAGTACTATGTCTGAAGGTTTAGATGAGGTTGTTGAGATAAAAGCTGTTAATTTAAAAATGGCAGAAATTGATAATTTTGCAGTTGATTACAAATCCGATTTACATGCTATCATTAATTCTTATACAGATATTTTACATGAAAATGAAAAAATAATGTCAAACTTAAAAATCTTAATCGACAAAGTAGACGCAGATATTGAGGCGTTGGCTGAAAAACTATTTTTAAATGCAGAGTATCAATCAAAATTTGTACCATATCCTGCTATTGATTTTTGGCATAATGAGAATTTAAGCAAAACTCTAAAAGTTAAAATGCATCAATATAGTGATTGGCGATTTCCCGGACTTCAATATAATATTAGACATAAAAGATTTGTTGATTGCATGATTGCCAGTGATCCGTTGTACATAACCGGCAACACAGTTGAAGAATGTAAAGAAATAACTAAAGATTATTCAGAACTATATCAATCTAGATTGCGCATGTATACTAATAACGATTGGGATAAATTACCTGCTAATCAATTTGGATTCATTTTAATATGGAATTATTTTGAATTTCATGGCATAATCAAAATAAAAGAATTTTTACAAAAAATTATACCTTTACTCAGACCAGGCGGAGTATTAATGTTTAGTTTTAATAATTGTGATCTACGAGAATCTGCTATGGCTGCTGAAAACAAAGTATTAAGTTACAGTTCAGCGCATTATATTAAAAATTTATGTATCGAGTTAGGATATGAAATTATTAGTTTCAATGATGCGAATACACATAGTCTTCAATGCCCTTGGTTTAGTTGGGCTGAAATTAAACGCCCTGGTGAATTAAACACTGTTAAAGCACATCAGGTTTTAGGAAAAATCATACCAAAATAATTTATCAAACCCGTTGCAAAACCTAAATACATCATGTACACTATATTATCAATAAGGAGAAACAAATGAGAGACCATCTTTTAGACATCGTAAGAAACACTTATGGCCTAGGAACAATCGAAACAGTTAAGATCACAGGCACCGCAACCGAAACAACTATTGAAGCAAACGCTGAAGACCGTTCAGTTATCATTCAAGCTAAGACAAACGGACCGGTAGCAGAGTTTATTGGAACATTTGGTATGCCTAATTTGGGCAAACTAAACACAATCTTAGGTATCCCAGAATACAAAGAAAATGCTAAGATTACACTTAACACACAAGATAAAGAAGGCGCAACTGTTCCAACAGGCCTGCACTTTGAAAATGCCGCAGGTGACTTTAAGAACGACTATCGCTTTATGAGTCAAGAAATTGTAGCAGACCGCGTTAAAAGTATTATTCAGCGTAAAGAATTAACATGGGCTGTAGAGTTTGAACCTACAGCGGCTAATGTGCAAAGACTTAAATTCCAAGCCAGTGCTAACAGTGACGAAACTACATTTACTGCTAAAACAGAAGCTAACGAATTAAAATTGTTCTTTGGTGATCACAGTAGCCATGCAGGTAACTTTGTATTCCAAAGCGGTGTTGCAGGTACACTGAATAAACCGTTGAGCTTTCCAGTAGCGGCTGTGATTAGCATCTTAGGCCTAAGCGGTGACAAAACATTCCGTTTAAGCAATGATGGTGTACTACAGATCAGTGTTAATACTGGCTTGTCAACATATAATTACTTAATCCCAGCACAAAGCAAATAATGTTTGAATATTGGAAAAATCAACATACTGCCAGAGGGTTTACTCCTGGCGGGATATTTGTTAAAGATAATTTAGTCTACATTCCGATACCAAAAAATTCTAGTAGTTATGTCGGACAACTACTATTAAAGAATAATTGGAATATAAGTAATTTCTTAACTACAGATTTAACCAATAAGCAGATAATTATTCTATTACGAGACCCTGTTGATCGTTGGATTAGTGGCATGGCACAATACTTATGTTCATCATTGTTAGGAAGACATTGCAGGACATCGGATGATATTATTAAAAATTGGAACAGTATTGTACAGGATTTAGTATTTGATCGAATAATATTCGACGATCATACTGAAAAACAAGTATACTTTATACAAAGTGTTCCTAAAGAGAACTGTGTATTTTTTGACAGTGCTAAACAACCAGACCAAGCAATTAAACAATATTTGGCTACACAGGATGTTGATCTAAATATTAATATCGACTGTGATCGTAATAAAACACAAGGAAATTCTTACAAAGAAATACTAGTAAGTTTTCTGCGGCATCAGCTTGCACAGAATCCAAGTCTGACTAACAAACTAATGAATACATATCGAGAAGACTACATATTATGGAACGAGATAATTTAACCCTAAAACAAAAGGACTATGCAGTCTTTTTACCTGCACTGTCAGGTTTTTACGCTACTTATGTGGGCAAACAACGTTTCCCAGATGCTAACGGTAATACCTATGTTGCTAGCACACGTGTACCAAGCAACTTTGAAAATAGTATCGAAGGGTTAAATTGGCTCAATCCTGATCAAGCATACTTTCCCTATCATTGGAGTCTGTATTCAGCAGGACACGCCGAGTTAGATGTCAACAAGCATAGCCCCAAAGAAGACATGGTTCGTAACCGTGATCGTAGCCGTAGTTTTATCCTAGGCGACAGTGGTGGATTCCAGATTGGTAAAGGTGTTTGGGAAGGTGATTGGAAGAATCCTAACTGTCCTAAAGCACAAAAGAAACGTGAGTTAGTTCTTACTTGGATGGATGCATACATGGATTATGGTATGTGTTTGGATATTCCGGCTTGGGTAGCCCGTAGTCCAGCTGGTCGCAAGGCCACAGGTATTAATACCTATGATGAAGCTGTAGAAGGTACTTATATCAACAACGATTGGTTTATTAATAATCGTACAGGTGCTTGTAAGTTCTTAAACGTTCTACAAGGTGAGAATCACGCAGACGCAGACGACTGGTATCTTCGTATGAAGAAATACTGTGATCCTGCTCAGTATCCAGGACGACATTTTAATGGTTGGGCTATGGGTGGACAAAACATGTGTGATGTACACTTAGTGCTTAAACGTTTAGTGGCTCTACGCTATGATAATCTACTACAAGAAGGCATACATGATTGGATGCATTTTTTGGGTACCAGTAAGTTAGAATGGGCTTGCCTATTAACTGATATTCAACGTGCTGTTAGAAAATATGTCAACCCAGCATTTACAATATCATTTGACTGTGCAAGTCCATTCCTAGCGTCAGCTAATGGGCAGATATATATCCAAACAGAAATTGAAGATCGTAGTAAATGGGTATATCGTATGGTACCAAGTGTAGACAACAAGAAGTATGCTAAGGATACTCGTAAGTTAAGTGATGCACTATTGCAAGACAAAATCTTTGACAACTTCACAGACAGTCCTGTAAGTAATCGTATGCAGATTAATGATGTTTGTTATTACGCACCCGGTGACTTAAATAAGATTGGCAAAGAAGGGCGTACCAGTTGGGATAGCTTTAGCTATGCTTTACAAATGGGGCATAATGTTTGGTCACATCTTAACAGTGTACAAGAAGCTAATCGTCAGTATGATCAAGGTGTAACTCCTAAGATGTTAGTACAAGAAACATTTGAACGAGTTTACTTTAAAGATGTAGTCAACAGTATATTCGCCGCAGGCTCGCGTGCTGCAGCAGAACAAATTATCGAAGAAAACAGTAAGTTCTGGATGCAGATTATTGGTACACGTGGTGCTACTGGTAAGAAAACTGTTAACTCAAGTACTAATTTCTATGCAAATTTTGAAGAAGTATCGGACGCCGTAGAAGAGCATCATATCGACGACAGCGGGTTTGACGAAGCAAACTTAGATAATTTAGAAGCTGGATTGGGAGACCTATAATGGATCGCGTTGCATTAGAAGACGAACTTGCAGAGTTAGAACAAATTCACAAAAGACTTGACGAAAACATCCGTAGAAGTTATACTAACTACTTAGACGATCAAAGTTTAAGTAAACTTAAGCAAGAGAAATTGTCAGTCAAACGTAGCATTGAAACTATTAGGACGAAATTGGGCTTATGAAACGTGAATATGTCACAGGCACAGCAGAAGCAATAACATTCTTTACTGGTGTAGAGATAGAAAAAACTCCAGCATACAACATGCAGACATTGTTTGTAGTAGGTGTACAAAGTGTTGCTAGTATATTAGAAATGGCAGGGGAACACTACTGCAAACATATTTACTTTGGTGCTAATCAAAGTTTTGATGCAGGTGGTGACCCAAACAATGCTGAATACTGGCATCCATGGGAGAGCATGATACATGCATGTCTAGATGCAGGTTATTGGTGTACTTTGGACTTTGATGTTAAGGATGTAGAAGGCTTGCTTGAAAGTGGGCTTACTGAGAAACGTAGATTCATTCCACAGATTTCGGTAAAATTGCCCTATTTACAACTACTAGGATATAATGCTACAATTAAACTAGACGATATAGACTTTGCGGCTACTAATCCAGGTGTGTGGTGTCATAGACTAAGCACACTATTAGATGAAGATAAGTTTACCGATTGGGACCAATATGGTAAAGATGAGATTATTAAATGATACAAACAGAACGTGAACAAATAGAACGCATCAAAGCAAAAGCACAAAAGAAGATTTGGGTTACTTTTCGTAAAGAGGGTGTTCACTGCTATCCAGCGGCAGCTACAGATCCTACATTAGCTACAGGCGACGAATATGATGTCAGCTTCTTAGCTAGCCCACACAGGCATATCTTTCATTTTAGAGTCGCTATTGATGTACTACATGACGACCGCGATATAGAATTTATTCAGTTTAAACGTTGGTTAGAAAGTCTTTACGTAAATAATACATTACAACTAAATTACAAGAGCTGTGAAATGATTTCAGATGATCTGTATCTGCAGATTGTCCAAAAGTATCCCAATCGCGATGTTTGGATAGAAGTATCCGAAGATGGCGAAAACGGAAGTTATGCAGAGTACAACTGTACTCGTCCCTACCAAACTGTCACTATTTAGGAGATTATACCGTGGCATCACAACCAGTATGGCTTAAGAAATATCTACGTATGAGTCCAGAAGTAACAAAAATTTACAACGACCTAGATGCATGGATGAACTACTGTCGTTTTCGTATGATCAAATTTGATGAAGCGGATCTATACAAGGGTGGAGAGTATCGTGAGTGGCAAGAACGCCGTAAAAAACGTCAGCAATGGCAACAACGCAACGGTCAGCCAACTGGTTATCAGGGTCGGAACCCACGATAATGACTGTGTATCTAGTTGATCTAGAAGCAGTTGACACAAGGTACACGGGCCAATGGAA